ACTTTAAATAAGCCCTATGCATTTATTTATCTTATTATAGCCAAAAAAAATCCCCACATAGTGAGGATCTTTAAACATAAATGTTTGGATATTAACCGAATGTTGCGATTAATGTAGTACCTGCGATTGAAGGTGTTGCCGCCGCGCCTTGTACAGCGATGTGACTACCACTTACTAAACCTGATACTGCTACAACTACGAAGCCTTCTACTTGTGCTTCAGTACATGCCGCTTCAACTGTTACTGCTGTTACGTCATCTACTTCTAAGATGTGAGTTGTACCTACGAATCCGTTTGCCGCTCTAACTGCCGCGTTTGGGTTTGCTTGTGCCATGTTATTCTCCTAAGAAATTAATTAACGCATAAAAATTATGCTGTTACACTTATTTATCAAAAAGTTGTCTTTTAATTGTTATTTATTGTACTTAGACTTGCGGAATCTGGATATGCCTGTTGTATTATCAGCGTCTTTGTACTTTGCGGCACCGTGTGCTATGCCTTGTTTAAATCCTTGTGGTGTACCTAAAACACCTGTATTTTTAGGAGCAGTGCCTCCTTTGAATGCATTCTGGTTACCTGCTTGGGCACCTCTACTTCTTGTTGGTAGGCCAGTAGTTGGTTCCAGTTCATATGCCTTTCTTGCTTGTGGATTATTAGGTTCGGATTTTTTATCTTTATCTCTGATATTAAACCCTTGTTTTTTAAATGCCATTCTTATGGCTTTTGCTTGATTTTGTTGGGCAGTACTAAAGTAAAATGTTTGGGCATCAATGGTTGCTCGATTGGCATCTAAACCTAAGTAATCTGGGTGTCTCTGACCGCTATTTGCTATAGTAATATCGTCTTCGATTTCTTTTTGTAAATCGAGGGTTATATTCATACTTTCTGTTATAATTTCATGTATTTTCATTTCTTTGTCCTCGAGGCCCAATAATCTGCAATTCTTTTTATGCCGCCGGCACGTTTTTTATCTGGTTGTACACTTGGTGGAGAAACACGTCTGATAACATCTTTCTTTTCAGCACTGTTAGTATACTTCTTGTATTTATACATTTGATTGAACGTTATTAATAACTCGCTGGTTCTACCTGTGCTTTTACCCAGCCTGCTCATTTCTTGACCTATTTGGTGTAACAGTAATGACTTCTGAATGTCTTTTAAACGTTTCCATTCCAATGCCATTCTACGCCAACGTTTATATCTGCCGTCATTGATATCTAATTGTGCTTCTAATCTAAACAAGTATGATTGTGCTTCACTTGGATCTGCTTTGCCTATAACAATCTTTCTTAAAAATTCAATGTGCTTTCTATCCTGGAATGATAATCTATTTAAAAATGCTTTACTTGGTATTTCATTACGCATTTTTACATAGTCATTGCTTGGATTTTTTATCTGGTATGCTAACATGTAAATGTCAGTTGCATGTGTTCTAAATAAGGAATATGTTGAGTACTGTGTTGATGCTCTTGCATAGTCTCTGGCATATCCGGATTGCTTATTGTCTGAGGAAAATATAAACAGCGATATGGTGTTTAAGTATAATAAGTTTGCTATGTCTTTGCCATCAAGAGTACTAAACTTACGAGTGCCTCTAAACAAACGTGCTTCGGATAATTCTTGATCTATAAGTTGGAAATCCATATTATGCGCCAGGCTTTCCTGATCCAAAGTTTAATCTGCTAAACTCTAACCTATCAACAAGTTTTAATGCGTTGCCTACTCTGTCGACAGCAACAAAACCTTCTTCACTGGTTACTTCATATCCATCGCCAGTTTCAACAAATGTATCCATTTGACGTATTTGTTCTAACTTCTTAACAATAATGACTTTAGACTCAATTAACTTCAAGTACAAATCATACACTGCAACAATACCTGGTACATGCTCTTTGATAAATTTAACACCTTGTACAAGTTTTTCTGTCATTTCGTCTTGCTTTGCTTGAGTCTTGTAACCGTCTATTTTCTTTTGCATAAAATTTATGTACTTTTGTACAAAACCTTTTGCAAACATAGTTGGATTATCAAACGCTCCTGCTCTGATGTTATTGTTCACATGTGCTTTGAGCTGTTGTAAAAATTCTTTACCTATTAGATCGTTGCCTTTCTCTAACCAAGCAAATGTTTCAGCATCAATGCTTTTTAAATATGTAGCCGCTTCTTGTATTGAGTTTTTCATAGCAACACTTTCTTCTTTGGTCATAGTGACTGTGCCGCTTAAATCTTTTATTAGTGCATCTCTGTGCCACACACTTGGCGTTTGCCCTAACACACTGCTGTCAAAACCAAACTTTGCTGACGTATCTGCCAGTGTTGGACCACCTGCATATTCTGTGTGCCACACAATTCCCATTTCAGCACTGCTGATTTGTCCTGCTAACTCTGAGTTTGAAGGTACAGTATAAACAATGGTATTTGGTTTGAACGCAATTACTTCATCACCGTCTATGGTTGTTTTCATTAAGTCTTCTTTGGTGAACAACATATCGCCTTGTGCAACTGTGTTCCATGTTAATTTACTTAAATGTGTTAATGCACTGATTAACTTTTGCTGTAAGCCTTCTGCAGGGTGATTTTCTTTGATATCTGCTACTGTGAAATTCATTTTAGGCTTACGTGCAAACACACCTTTGGTGCCTACAAAGAATTTACCACTTTGCGGATCTCTGCCTGCTATAATGGCAGGAGCACCGTCCCACTTGGTTGTCATACTTACTGGTGCTTTTGTGTTGCCTTCAAGCATTTCATGTAAACTGTACAAGTAGTCTACTGCTTCCTTGGCGCCTTTATAGCCTTTGTTAAAAATATTATCTTCGAGATGTTCGAGGTGAGTGTTTTTACCTTCTGCTTCTTGTAGTGCAGACTCTGTGAGTATGCCTGTAACAAGTGGTTTAGAAAGTTCTACAAATTTCATTACTTAATACCTGCTAACAGTTTTAGTTCTTCTAATTCTTTGCTTTGCATTAAGTTACTTTTGCCTGTGGCTAACCAAGCAACTACTAACGGTTTTACATCAAAGCCTTGGTCGCGATATTTCATTATGCTTCTTCCTGCAAGTGCATACTGATCTTTGTTTAGTTTTCCAGCCTTAATAGCCTGTTGTATTTTAGCAGTTTTATCAGCCGGTAATACATTAGTTGCAGGAGTTTGACTTTGTTGTCTCAAACGTCCTTTAAGCATACCAATTTGCTTGTCAAGTTCTGGTTTCTGTGATTGGTCGTATTTTTTATCTGGTGTTGGTGCTACTTTATCAGCAACCCAATCCACTGCGTCTGAGCCGCCTTTCTTTAATTTATTGAGTCTATCTGCTGTACTGCTAACTGATTTCTTTATGCGATCAGTTACACTACCTTTGGGTTTGGATTTACCCACTTCTCTATCTTTACCGAGAATGGCGTTACCAATTGTTGATTTTATATCAAACGGCTCACCGTCCATACCTTTACGATCATATCCTGATTTAAAAGTATCCCAGGCTTGTCTACGTAGAGTCTTTTGTAATTTAGGTTTCTTTGTTTTGGCCATGAGTTTTCCCTTGTGATTCTTTAATCACTTTCTTTATACCTCGGGAGAACTTATTAGCATCTTTACCACGTATGCTGTTAATTAATCTATTTGTTAGATCTTTAGCAATTTTTTCATCGTAGTTGTTTTCTATCTGCTCAATAAGATTGATTGCACTGTTAATGACATGTTCGCCTCTATTCTCAACCACAAAGTCTTTATTCCTGTCTACAGAAATACTGTTGAGTTCTTCTAAAATGCTACGTGACCTACGCATATCAATTCCCTTTTTTTATAGTACTACGAGTATTTATCACTTTTTGTTCTTTAAGAAGTCCATTAACTGCAAACTATCAGACACTGTGCCTTGTGCATCATCTGTTTCTGCCTTTATACTGCTTGAACGTTTTAGTGAATCCATTAAACTGTTGGTTGTTACGGTCATTGCATCTTCGTCATCTTCACTGAGATCTTCAATACGCAACGTATCTGGGTCAAATTTTAAATCTACCTTGCTTCCTACACCACTACTTGAACGTGTTTTCATAAATTGTATTTGATATCTACCACGTTCACGCATAGCATTACTTGTAAAAATACCTACAACATTATCTGCTGTGTTGATCTTACTGATACCACCTGCAATATGACTGTGGTCAAACTCTATTTCTTCCACAGCACTTCTACCTAACTGCGAAGCAGTTACTAACAACATATTACGTTCCATTGCAAGGTTACGTAATTCTTCAGATATGTATTTGTCTTTAACAAACAAGTTTTCTGCTGATATCTTTGCACTGATAGGCATCATCAAATCTAAGTAATCAACTAACAATGCATCTACCTTTACACCTGATTGTATTTCATACTCTCGTAAAAACGCTCTTAAATCATTTGTGTTAATACCACTTGGCATTTGTTTTACTCTAAACTTACCAGCACCTTTACCTTTCATCATTACTTTCATATGCACATCATCCATGTTACGCATAATTTCTTTTGCGGCGTATCCACTGACCATACCATCTAAACGCATACTAATTAATTGTTCACTGAGCTCTAAACTAATGTATACAACATTAAGTCCTGCTAAACTCCAATTTACACCAAAGTTTTGTAAGAATAAACTTTTACCTGCGCCTGAGCCTCCTGCGAAAATTGTTATTTCGCCTCTGTTCAGTCCACCGTAAAGTTTCTGGTCTATACCTTTCCAGCCTGTGCTTACTGCTCCTGCCTGTGCTTTTATCCATTCTAATCTCTCTTTTGGATTTTCAAAGTAGTCCAAGCCCAAGTCTTTTACCAAGCCTGTCTGTACAGCGTCTTTGATCTTTTGTTCTACTGTGCCGTAATCTTTTGCTTCAAGTAAATCTGTGCTTTCAATGATTGCTTTTTCAAGTGCTTTGTGCCTACAAAAAGTTTCGAACTCATCCATGAACCAATTTTGATGATCTGGCGTTACATTTTCTATTAGTTCAAACTTAGTTGGGCTGATAGCATTAATTTGATCTAACGTAGGTACAGCATTATGATTAGTTGCATGACTAACCATTAATTCAACTGCCGCTTTATACTTTAAATTAAAGTGATCAGGGTGTACAATATTTTGACATCTTGCAAACAAATCTCCATCGCTTAATAAAAACTTAATAAAAAGTTCTTGTATATCATCTGTGTATTGTTTAATGTCTGTCATTCTACTGGTGCCTCTGCTCGTTCACTAATTAAATTTACCCAATTACGTCTCAGTATAACGTTTTTTTCGATCTCATCAGCAAATAATTGTTGTGCTTCTGCTGTATAACTTGTACCTAAATCAGTTTTAGTAATGTAGTCTAAAATCTCTACAATATGGTAACGTGTTTTAATTAACTGCTCAAAAGTTTTATTGTGGCAAGTTTCTCTGCCGACAATCTTATTTGCATCGTCGAGTCCACGCAATAACGGATCGCCTGTTAATGTAGCAGTCTTTGATGCTGACAAGAAACAAAAGTTATCTAAGTATCCTGATCTATATCTCAGTGTGTGTTCAAGCAAAATAACATTTTTTAAGAACTCCTGATATACAACACTGGGAGTATACATAGTTTTTCGTAGTTCGTCTATGTTTTTTATCTTATCAGTAATAAGTTTTTTAACATCTTTTGATAAGTCCTTAATAGACACAACCTCACCGTCTTTGCATAGTATAATACTGTTATCTGGTTGTACAAAAATTACAATGCCATACATTTCTTCATGTAACTCAATAACATGTGGATCTGGTAACTCAATTAAAAAATACCAACTTAGTCTTTCTTCGTGCTGGTACTCAGGCGAATTTACTAAGAAGTTTAAAACATCTCTGAATACTTGTTGTATACTGCACCCAGGAATACTCATATTCCTGATTCTGCCATTTTTTGTTTTGCCGATTTTAATCAATTGTGGCCAGGCATACGGACATAGTTTTCTTTTTTCGTTTGTGTGCTTATCTCTAATTGTTGCAAAGTCCTGATTGCCTGATGTGGCGCTCGAACCATGAACATAAAATTTTATTTGTGGGTCCATTATATTTTTCCTGTGTCTGTATTTATAAGTTTGGCTTTTACCTGAGCTTTTATTTTGTTTCCTGTTGCACTGTGCATGATGCTGTATACTGTGGCAAGACGACCATATTTACTAACTGCGTCAGCGGCGTCTTTACAATCTGTATGCCATTGCGGGAAACTTACTTCCCAACCGAGTGCTAATGCTTGATCAATTAATTCTATACCTGCTTTGTCTCTATCAGGGCATACTATTACCCTAAGTCCTAATTTATCTATAAGATGTGCCTGCTCTGGTGTAATAGTGTTACCCATAATGCTAACACCATCTACTAATATTGCATCAATTACACCCTCTGTGATAATCACTATATCTCTGTCTGTGTCTACAAATTTGTCTATATTAAACACATACCCTGGTTGTAATTTTTGTAGATACTTTGGAGTTTCTTTATTAGGTGGTGATACATGTCTTCCTGTCCAACCTACTAATTTACTATCATACAGGAAAGGTATCATTACTCTCTTTCTATTTGCAAAGTCTTTGAAATGCATCAATGGATATAAATCTAAAATACCTCTACTAACTGCATATTGTTTTAGCTCATTTACATCACTTAAATTTTCTATTAGTTCAGTGCCTTCTGGTAGTTCATACTCTTCAAACTTAGCAACATTGTAAACATAATTATCTAAATCTACATCTTCAAATTCGTCACTAAACTTCATTAATTCAATTTGAGTGTCGTGTATTGCTTTTCTATCTGCACCTAATTTTTCAGCAAGTTCTTTATACTTTTTACCTAAGTAAGGACTTGGACTCCAGCCTGTAGTGAAGTTGCAATTAAAACAATGGAAACTTATTTTAGAACCGTTGGTGTTTAATCCACCACGTTTACGTTTATCACTACACATAGGACAATTCATGGTAATCCAACCACTTGGAGTCTTAGTAGTTTTTAACGGTAAATGGTCGAGCAATAAACTATGTACTGAGCCAACAACTGTTTCTAACATCTATGTATTATACACTATCCTTTTACAAGTGTCAAGTATAATTTAGTTTCTCAGTTGTATTTTTTCTAAGGATCCTGATGTAGGTTTAGATACTAATCTTACCCAGTTGCAGTTAGTTTGGAAAGTTGCAGTGACCACATTAGCATCAGGCTTTTTAAATGTGTCTACACCTAAACCTAACTTGGTTACACTGTCACCGGAAATAGCAAAGTTCATTCCTGACAGTTGCAGTTGGTATGCTTTAGTGTTTGCTATCTCAGACTCTGTGCTTATAACACTTGCTACAACGTTTGCATTTGTGTTAGCACCGTTGTTTATCAAAGTTGCAACGTCTAATAATGTAGTTGCACCTACAAAAGATATCATCTCTGTTCTGTTGTCTTCGTCAACATTTTCATAATCAACAATGACCATAGATGTTAATCCTAACGAAGTAACTCTACCTGTACTGGTTTGTATGTTGCTGTCAGTTATAATAACATTGCCCTTTACTAAGTACTTATCGTTGATGTCTATTGTTTTAACTGTGTACCAATCAAAACTATCATCTTCTGTTGAGGGTGTAGCAGTTAAACTACTGGCTTGTAATTGAACTTGACCAGTATACTGCTGAGGATATATTGCCACTGTGTGTTGTGCATTGGTAAAGTTTCTGTCTAAGTTACCATACATAGCACTCGAAACATAAACATTTGATGCATCACCAGTAGATGTATTCTGCGTTTGGAAAAATGTTATATCTTCTTGAGTTGGCACAGGTTGTACACCAACTTGGTCAGTGATTTCAATATCAAAACGTAAAGAATTATTTTGGTCTGTGTACACAGGTCTATCTGTGAGTTCATCTACTGAACGTGTGATAAACACTTGATATAAGCCAGGATCTATTTGAGCAAGATCTCCTTCGCTAAGGACCAACTTAACCTTTCCTACTTCACTGGTATCTTCGAGAATCCTTGTGAGCAATCTCTTCTTGGTAGAAGGATTTACTAAGTATGCTCTCAGTGTTTCAGAAAATACATTTTGTAATTTTCTATCTCTATTTCTTATTTGGAAATAGATGTCATTAGTTACGCCCTTGTGGGCTTTTAAGTTTCTATTGTTCATTGGTCTGTTATCCACATATAAATCTCCTGCCATTATGACAAGATCTACTACATTTTCGTACAAATAAAGTCTATTGTCGCCGTTACTCATACATGTATTTATCAGTCGAGTGATAAATATCTTAGATGGTAGAAGCAAATGAATACTCCAACTTTGAGTTCCTAACTGGTATAACGTACGGCGGCAGAGAATATGTCGGTATAGTTGTTAATCAAGACGGTCAAATCCTCACATTTTATGATGTAGAACAGATTCCAACACCTGAAATAAAGAGAAATTTCTTAGAACTTGGCGAAATATGGTGGTGGGAAAGTAATAGGCAATTACCAATCGATGTATTCTTACATTACGAAATGAAATCATTCATGCCTTATCTGAGAACATTTGTAATGAAGGACGTAGAAATATTGTTTGGTCCTGTAACCAGTTTACAAAATCTATTAAAGAAAAGAATTAAAAGAAGAACAATTCAACTTATCAAGAAGACTTAGCAGTCTCAACAATCAAATTCAACTGTACCGCAATAGTTAATGCATAAGCAATAGCATGACTCTTCTTAAAGAAGTATGTATCATCGGTTGGTCTCAACCATACATCTGCTTCAATCTGTTCCCAACTCTTACCAACCAAATGCTTCTTACCGGGTCTAATAATTGCAAGTATCATTGCTAATTGCTCTACTGATTGCGGCTTATATTCTGCTACTAATTTTGCATAGTTATTAATATGGAATAGTTGCTCTACTATATCGCTGTGTAACAATAATTCCCACATAGGTTCTTTGCTGAGTAGTTGATTTAAGTGTGCTTCAGATTTAATATCCATATACACACTATTATTCAGTACATCAAGTTTAAACCAACCATCTTCTTCTGCTGTTTTGTGATCTATGTCACTGAAGTTTTCAATTGGTTTGAATGGAATATTTTGTAAGTAGACGCCAGTGTTGTGCTTGGTAAATTTACCATCTTTAACAATACTTGCAGGTGTATGCTTGATAAACTTTAACAGTTCATCACGATTAGGCATATCAATGTCTACATCAAAATCAATCTTCATAATGGTTATTATAACACCTATTCATTTAATGTCAAGTAATCAGTAGTGGTGTATATTTCTATATTACCATCTGTTGCAGTTGTTTCGCCAAACACAACAACATCAACATAACCATCGCTGTTCATATCGTGTAGATAACCTTGTGCATTGTCCTGTACACCACTGTGACCAGGCATTGGCTCTTCAGCGTTTTCATACATTACAAACTTACTGCCGTTGTTTAAATACACCATTGGCTTACCACCAAACTGTCGCTCACCTCTACTGAACTCTGATATAACCACATCACTCAATCCGTCGTTGTTAATATCTCCGCATTCAAAGAAGTTAGCATTGTATTGATTAATTTCATTTACAAATGCATCGTCACGTTGTACTAATTTATTATCTACAATATCAAACACTAATAAAAATCTATGGTCTTCCATATCGTCAACATCATACGTTCCGCCTTCGTACACTTCTACAGTAGGCTTCCATCCATCAAACATAGCAATAACAGAAGAGTCGTCCATAACACACATCTGGCTGGCCGCAATACCTAAATACTGCTCGCCATTAACCAACATCACATCCATTGGTCCAACATCACCATTCCAATTTACCACAGTAATAATAAATTCTGCTGGAGTTAGAAAAGTATCATCCATAGACCAATCTGCATATTCAGTAAACAAACCAATACCACATGCTGGTGGAGTTTCGTTACTGGTAAACACACAGGTTGTTCCTACAATAGAATCTGTGCCTACGGTTTGAAAATCTGTTGCCCAGTGACTTGCAGGTTGATTCAATCCTACAGGGTATTCTTGTGTTGTGCTTACCCACTCATTGTTTACTAAACGATATGCTTGAAATTGATCTCCGCAATAGCCTCCAAACAATGCATCATCATACCCTTGATCATTTGGTCTCGATTGCACTGCATGTCCCCAACAAGGTTGTCCAAACACACTGATGTCATATGTGTAATTTGCATTACTCAATAACACTGTTGGTTGGGCATCATACACTGACTCATTGTTTCTGCCATCTTCCCAATTGGTTGCAAATGCATAATCATCTACACCATCATTGTTAAAATCGCCTACAGCATACTTCCTACTTGCACCACTCATGCTTGGATAACTCTCACCAAACACATCATAGTTCTCTACAGTAAATCCGCCAATGCCGTCACTTACCTGTGCAACAAGTATATTAGGTGTAGCAGTAGTCTTCTCTGAATTAGTTGCTAAGTCGCACCAATAAACAACAATAAAGTCTGTGTACTCGTCATCATTTAACTTTGTGGGTATTGCAAACTGTATGCTTGGCTCTAACGTTGTGTCAGCAGTACACACATTGCTGTAATATGTATCTGGATCATATGCTACAAGTGGTTCAGCATTGTATAATGGAGTTGGTGTTGTTGGGGGTGTTGAGGGCGGTGTAAGTGGTTGCAATCCAACTGCTGGAGATGTTCCACTGCCGCCACATGCAGTTAAGAACAATAAACTAATACCTACACTGACTTTGCTAAAATTCATGAATATCCTACCTTTCGTAAATTATTAGTGTATATTATAGCAAATTGTGTGTGTTTGTCAACCTGTTTTACTAATCAACTATGCCGCCTTTACTGCTGTAAAGAGCTTCATATATGGAAATAGATAATTCATAGTGTCCACGTTTTGTAAGCAATGAAGTTGGTGTTAGTATTTTATCATAATCATTAGGATTAAAATTGCCATGCCATCTGTTAATGTTTAACCCGTTGTAATCTGTTTCGGCCATTAGCTCATCATTATCTAAAGGACATATATGTGCTGATGCAATTATAAACAATGCAGGTATGCCTGCTGATTGTAACATCTTAACACACTGAAAATGTCTATTATAAAAGGTGTCATTAAAGTACCACAAAGAATCTCTATTGTCCCAAACTGCATTTTCATATGCTTGGTGTAATTCGGCATCTATAGAATGGTGTTGTTGGTCAGCATGTTCAGGTCTCCATTTTGTAAACACTGCCATCTTAGAATCATTAAGTATGCCAAGCTCTTCCTTAAAGTCAAAGTTTTCTTGTTCCTTAATACTTAATTCGTTGTAGTCGTTTGATCGCTCTATGCTGTAAAAATGCTTATGCCACATATTACCATATTGCACAATAACCATATCCGACTTTTCTATTTGGTGTTTTCGAACTGCGTGGGCAATGGTATCCCAAATATATTCATTTGAAGTGCCATCTGTAACTCTGTTGTCTAAATTTTTGCCCACAGAGGTTGCTAATAGCTCTGGCCAAGGTGTTTCATCTTCGTTGTGGGCACGTGAGAATTCTGATCCAAACGTAATAAGTTTATTTGGCATTAAATCTCTTTCCCTTTGAACTCTTCTGCTAATGGAAATATCTCTGCTATAACATCTGCTACAGCATGAGCAATATCCATATGCTCTTGTTGTGTACCATTAGCACCACGTAACTCAATGTAATGTATCCAACTACGCAACGTACCGTTAACGTACAGCCTGCTTAACGTGTTTCCTTCCGGTAGTACTGCTCTGGCCTGCTCTTTGGCAATACCGTTGCTTACAGCCCACGTGTATGCTAACTTGGATTCGTTTATAACTCGTTCTTGCATTTGTTGCCAGCGATCTTGTAAACCACCTTCGTATTCATCAGACATATCGAGTGCAATACTGTTCTGCCTGTTCTTAGGATCTTGTAAACGTGCTTCACGTATTTCAAAGTCTAAGTCCTTTGTTGGGTCAGCATAACGTTGACTAAACTCTTGGAAACTAAAACTTCTATGACGTAACAGTTGCCTTGCTATGTCTCTGGTTGTTTCTACTTCTAAACAAACGCTCACCATTTCAAGTGGTGACCAATGTTTGTGTTTCATCAAATACTTCACAAGTTTTTCATTTGTTTCTGTATTGTTTTGATTACTTGGGTTACTTACCCTGGCACAATATGCCACTAAGTCTAATGCGTCTTGTGGTACTGCTACTTTAGGTGTTTGGCTGTGACTGATTAATTTTACTTTCATTACAATCCTTAATTTAGTTGCTACTATTTATTTAAATTTGTGCTGTTTCACATGCATTGCGGATTTCAGTAACCTCTGCAGGATTCTTTGTAAACACTTTAAGCCAAAACTGAGAATCGATAATGTGTTGTATCATTTTAATTTGCTCATCGCTTAATCGTGTTAACACTTCGGAGCCAGTCTCACTAAGATACAATACCCAAGGACTTACTTTGCCTGATCTAATATCATATACAAATCTTGCAGGACTAACTACAGTAAAATATTCTTGCCAATCGCATTCATGTTCTTCGGACCATTTAGCAAAATGTATAATACTTCTTTCCAGCCCTTTCATGCCAGGCTCTTTTTTAACATACTCTAATAACCAATCATCGTAAACAGCATCCTTACTCCAGTCTGCTAACTTTTTACCATTCTTGATTAGCCATTCTGCAAATGTTTCAGGTGACAGGTATTCATTGCGAATACAACTTCTACCAAACTTGGTAAAGCCTTCATAATATTGACTGCGAATAAAGTCTTCTTGACTTTTTGGTTTGCTGGTTGCAGTATTGATTTCATAGAACATCTGGAATACACGGTATCCTAATCTAACATGTGTCATATCTTTGTCTGCCCAACGCCTTTTGCGTGGACACATATGAGCGGCTAAAGTTCTATCACTGCGAAAACTTTTGTCGCACCATTTACAAACTTGATCACTTACCGAAGATGTCTTTGATTGTTTTGTCATCGTACCCATAATCTTTTGCTAAGTCTTTTAATTCTTGTTTTGTGTTCATGCTCAATACCATTTCTATTTCATCTGCTTTTAGATGTGGTAATAAGTCTGCTATAAATTGCTGAGACTTGTTTTTCTTTTTCTTTTGTGTAGGTGGTTTAATATACGGATGGAATTCTACTTTGCCTGAACCACATGCACTTAATAACAGCCATTGTAATTCTGGATGTTTGTTAATTGAATAAAAGTCTTGATTAAACAACTCATTGACCATAAAGATATACTGTGGTGCATTCTTACCTTGTACACTACTTGCATATCTCAACATCATCCACAGCCCTAAAGACTTACGTTGTTCAATAGTTAAGTTATTATAAAAATTCTTGTCCCTTTTATCAATTGCATGTAGTACTGTTTTAAGTGGTAGTTTAGGCTCCTTTGCCATTACATTAAATCTCCAACCTCAATATTACAAATTTTGTTTTGCTCTTTTACAAAGTATGCACACCGAGGCTTATCTTTGCTTTCCAAAGGAACAGCCAACATGTGACCGTGCTTTAGTTTAGGGAAGAACCATTTTACGTCTTGATAGATGTTTGTGATAGTTATATCATAACAGTCTGGTATCTTAGTGCTTAGTGGATTAGTTGCTAATGCTTTAAATCCTCTGTTGTTCAAACTTGTCAACGGAATAACTTCTACTCCACCGTAGTCATCATCACAAATTAATATGCTCCAATCCATTGGCATCTGTATAGACGAATTTCCTATTTGCAAACATATTGCAGGAGCATGAAAACTCTCTAAAAATATCAATGGCAGGAAGTAAAAGTCTATCTCATCTTTGTCTGATGCATCAAGAACACAATATCGCATGTCCTCAACTTCATCGGGAACCGTATTGAGATCAAATGGCTCGTTTTCAATTGTTAATATTTTCATAGTTTTCCTTATTTGTATTCAACTTTCGTCATAGTGTGTCTAAATTCTTTTTCTTTGTAAAACACTTTACGTTTAGTTAAATGTCTCTTACTATACTTTAGATTGCTTGTTATGTCAATCACATTTACATAATCTTTATCCTCTGCTTTACGAATACCTCTACCGATACTCTGTATAACACGAACAAAACTTTTACCTGGTTCCAACATAATCAAATTAAATATTCGAGGTATGTTGATACCTACTGCCGCTACACCATATGTAGCAACAATAACTTTGTTATCCATTTCTGATATCTCATCGTACTCAGATTGCCTGTCTTTAACTTTCATGCCACCACTAACAAATGCCCATTCAGGATTCATCTCAGAAAATATATTTCCTGTAGCAATCCTATCTATGAGAACAAGTGTGTTACCTTGTTGTGACATTTGATTAATTATCTGTGACAAGTGTTTTAATCTTGTTTCATCTGTGGTAAG